TCATGCTGTATAAGTTCCTGAAGAAGTAAATTTAATAATGGTGTTTGAACCGCTTGTGGTTACTGTTGGGCTACCAGTTGTTGTTCCTGAGTAACTAGAAGTAGGAACTCGAATAATTACAACACCTGATCCACCTGAAAGACTTGCTGCACCACCGCCACCAATGTTTGCAGTAGAACCACCGCCTTGACCATTAGAACCTGATGAACCGCCACCATAAATACCGCCACCACCGCCAGCGTAATAAACGCCAGTTCCAGTAATATTGTTTGATAAACCATCACCGCCATTGCCAGGCGTTGTGCTTGTATTGCTTGTTCCCATAGCTCCTGCACCGCCACCACCTGAAGCAGTTGTATATGGATAACCACCAGTAGTGGAATTTCCACCAGCATTTCCTTGACCTGATGTTCCTGATCCACCAGCGTAGACTCCTGCACCACCACCACCGCCTGATCCACCATTAGCTCCAACGCTAGAAATACCGCCAGAACCGCCACCGATTGCTGTTGTATATCCTGTAATTGAAGAATTGCCACCATTAGCTCCTGAAACACCGCCTGCTCCTACAGTAACTGTAAGAACTGTGCCAGTAATAAATGTGACTTGAGAGCCTCCAATGGTCGTTAAATAGCCTCCACCACCACCGCCACCATAATATCCACCGCCACCGCCAGCAACAATTAAATAGTCTGCCAAATATGCGCCTTCAACTGAGCTGGTAAATTTAATCCAATTTCCGTTTTGATAACCTTCATAAAATCCACCGCCATCGGTATTAAAACGAATCATCCCTGTTACAGGGCTAGTTGCTCTTTGCGCTGTATTGCCTTTAGGAAGCTGTAATTGCCCTGTTCCTGTAAAGCTAGGAGTGCCAGTAACAGTTAAGTTATTAACAGTTAAGTTGTTGGTGCTATCGGCAAGTAAAAGCGTTCCGTTAGTAGCAGGAAGGGTTACATTAATTGCGCTTGCAGTATCGGCATTAGTAAGAGTTACTGTGCCACCAGAATTAGCTAAAAAGATTAATTCGCTCATGCTGCCACCCAAGATTTAGTTGTTTCATCCCATTTATAAGGTTTACCATCTGTAGGCATAGGGGTTGGGGCTTCCCATAACCAAGTTGTCTGATTTAGAGTCCAAGATGGGTAAGGTTGGGGCGCATAAAATACATCATTAGTGTGATCGTATGAATAACCAATTCCTGCGTAGTTTCCACGCAAAGCCGTTCCATTATCTTGCTGACCATCTGCACCATAATGTTTTCCACCACGGGTATTGTAAGAAGTCTGAATCCAAGAACCAGGGCTTGTATCTACAAAATGATTAAAAAAGTCGGCTTCAGCCACAATTACTTGTGTTACTTTGCCGTCTACTACTTTTGCGTAATGTGACATGATTTTCCTTTTATGCTGTATATGAACCGCTAGATGTAAATGTTAATATTGTATTGCTTCCTGATGTTGTAACAGTTGGGCTTCCTGTGGTTGTGCCTGTGTAATTTGCGGTTGCTACAGAAATAATTACCACTCCTGAACCACCATTTCCACCAGCATAGTATGTTGAATTAATAAATCCACCGCCTCCACCACCACCGCCAGTATTAGCCGCTCCAGCAGTACCAGTGGAAGAATAAGTACCACCATTTCCACCGCCACCTGTACCGCCTGTGCCGTAAGTTAATCCGTCATAAGTATTATTACCGCCACCGCCCCCACCGCCAGCATATGTTACGGCTGAACCAGTAATTGAGCTAGAAGTTCCATTACCACCATTACCAGGCACAGTTGAAGAAGGTGTACCACCAATAGCACTAGAACCACCGCCACCACCAGGATTTTGAGTTATTCCATTAGCACCAGCATAGCCTTGTCCTGATGTGCCAGAGCCAGCAGTTCCAGAAGCGTATCCACCACCACCACCTGACCCACCTGATAATCCATTTGCTGCAAATCCACCGCCTCCACCACCAGCTATTGCAGATAGACCAAAACCTGTGCTATTTGTTCCACTTGAACCAGTATTTAAACCGCCAGACGCACCACCATTTCCACCGCTTCCTACAACAAAAGAATAAGTTGTTCCAGAAGATAAAGTTGTTGTACCGCTTAGCAATCCACCAGCACCGCCACCGCCACCTGAAGCAGAACCACCTCCACCACCGCCAGCAACAATTAAGTAAGAAGCAGAATAGCTAAGAGATTTCCATGTTGGGGTAGATGATCCTTGTGAAACTAATACTTGGCCTGATGTTCCTGCTGCTGTAAATCCGTAAGCAGTTCCAGTTCCGTATGCCACTGCACCAGCAGTAGGGGTAGCGGATGAATTTGTGCCACCATAAGCAATTGCTAAAGTACCGCTAGAAATATTGCTTGCATTAAGACTGGTTAAATTTGCACCTGAACCACTAAAAGAGGTTGCAGCCAAAAGACCTGTGCTAGGTGTGTAATTAAGTTTAGTGGAGCTAGTATATTCATTAGTAATAGAACCAGATGTAACACGAGCAAATAATGGATAATAAGCACTTGCAGAGCTTGTATCGTCTGTAATTGTGATTCCAGAAGAAGAAGCAGCAGCCCAAGTCGGTACACCGCCCGCCAATGTTAAAACGTATCCGTTTGTTCCAGCAGCTAAGAAAGTCGTTGTATTTGCCGAGGATTGATAGGGCAATGAACCTGTTGCACCGCCAGCTAAATTTGTGGCGGTTGTTGCTGATGTTGCGCTGGTTGCTGTGGCAGCGTTCCCGCCAATCGAAAGACTAGAAGCTGTACCTGTTAAACCTGTTCCTGCGCCACTAAAGCTAGTAGATGTAAATACGCCAGTAGAAGGGTTGTATTGCAGTTTAGTAGAGCTTGTATATTCTGTTGATAAGTTTCCGCTTGTTTGGTTAGCAAACAAAGGATAACGAGTGCTATTTGTAGTGGTGTCATCGGTTACAGTCGCATAAGCAGTTGGGGTTGTCCAAGTTGGCGTTCCTGTTCCTGCGGATGTCAAAACTTGACCTGAAGTGCCAGCAGCAGTAAATCCTGTTGTATTTGCTGAAGATTGCCACGGAATTGCACCCGCTACTCCGCCAGCCAAATTAGTCGATGTTGTTGCTGTTGAGGCTGATCCTACGGAAAGGGTGCTTTGAGCTACATATTGTGGAGCAGATGCACCAGCAGTCAATACATAGTTTGTAGTGCCTAAAGCAAGGCTAGTAGTTGTGCTAGAAGCCGATTGATACAATAATGAGCCTGTTGCCCCACCAGCTACGTTAGTTGCCGTAGTTGCACTAGCGACTGCGCCACTTACGATAGAACCTAAAATTGAGGTAATCCAGCTAGGATTTGAGTAGCTACCTGTTGTATATACGCCATTAGTAACTGTTCCAGCATTACCTGTAATACTGATTCCCCAATTACCACTAGCGTTTGTGCCTGTGGTAGAAGGTGCGCCCACAGTATTGTATGAAACAGTTAACGCAGAAGCACCATTAAAGGTTGACCCAGATGCGCTTCCTGACCCGCTATTATTAAATGTAATGCTATTCGTTACACTTCCTGCACTTGTAGCAGATGTTGCAGTCGCAGCATTTCCGCCAATACTTAATCCTGATGCTGTTCCTGTAAGCCCGCTACCTGATCCACTAAAAGAAGAAGTAGCAGTAATAGTAGTACCAGTAATTGCGGAAGCAGTAGAACCGCCAATAGTAGTGCCATTGATTGATCCTCCTGTAATTGCTACGCTATTTGCATTTTGGGTTGACATTGTGCCAAGACCGCTAACTTGGCTATTTGATATTGCAATAGCAGTAGCAGATAAAGACGTTAACTGACCTTGAGCATTGACTGTTGCTAATAATGTGTTACTAGACGAACCATAAGAACCGCTGGTAACGCCTGTATTGGTAATGCTAAATTGGTTTGAAGAAAGCGTTAAACCTGTGCCTGCGGTGTAAACAGCACTACCTGAGAATTGAACCCACGGCATCGCTGTGACGTTGATTGTTCCCGTCTGTGTTGCTGTGCAAACCCAACCTGTGTCAGATTGACCGCCATTTAATATGACTGTATAAGCACCTGGCACTTCTGACCATACATCCATATCTGTAGAACGAGTCCATGCAGATGCAGATGCGATATAAATGCCGTTATATTGGCTCAAAGACTGGTTTTTGACGAGAACACGATCACCAGCTAGGGTAGTGTACCCATCAATCGTTTGTAGCCCTGAGAGCGTTATATTGGCTGTTGTTGCGACTTGGCAAGCAGCTTTAGGGCCAAGACCTTGTGCAACTGTATCGACATAGTATTTATTAGCAATATCAGTAGAGCCTGAGGGCGTGGTGCTAATTTGCCCTGTAGTGGTCGTAATATTGGTAAAAACGCCTGTAGAAGGGCTTATAGCACCGATTGTAGTGCTGTCAATCGTGCTATTAGTAATGGTTAACCCTGATTGAACAGGGTTAAATGTGGCGTAAAAGGGCTGACCTTGACCTATGAACGTATTAAACGTGCCATCAAGATTAAAATACGCCTGAACAGGCAGGAGATTCTGCGTTACAGAATCATTAATTCCAGCCATAATCTACCTTTAGTAGGCGATACAGTTAACTAAAACTACATCTCCAGCAGACATATTAGCAGCAGCACCAGTTGTTACAGAATAGCTAGTGAATGTAACTGAAGTTGCTGTGCTTCCTGTCAATTGCAAAAATACAGCATTACCGCTTGTTACATCAGCAGCAAAACCTAACCAACCATTAGGAGCTGTAGGAAGATTGATTGTTCCATTAGCTGCGCCACCTGTGCCAACTGTTACTTTGAAACAAAAACTGTTATTAGCAAGAATAGTGGGGTTAGTTCCCCATCCAGAACCCAAAGTAGGATTAGTTCCTGAAATTACTAAATTGCCTTCAACGCTTAAATTAGTAGCATTTATTGGTGTTTGTAACGAATTGCCACCTTGACCATACAGACCCAAGCAGTTGCCATTGGCATCATATTCAGCTTGAACTGGTAATAAATTGATAACTGAACTGCTTGCAACGCCTGGGTTTGCCATAATTTTTCCTTAGTTCTGATCTACCATTGGCAACACATATAGTGTGCCACTTGTTCCAATCGCTGTAATTGCAAAACTTGGGGGTACTGCCAAAACTGTAGGCTGGGACATTGCTACGCCCAACACAAAGCTCTGGCTAGTGTTTCCACCTGATGGCAATACGGCTGCTGGGGCTGTTGTTGTTGTGCCTGCAATAGCAGGAGCAATCGTAATAGCAACAGGGCTAGAGCCAGTATTCAAAAAGCCACAAAAGTTCGCTTGATCGTTCCCGTTAGGGGTAATCGTTACAGAAGTAGAAGAAGTGCCACTAACGCTAATAGCCGTTGTAGGGCCTACAAAACGATATGCTGATACGTTAGCCATGTTTAATCCTTAAGCTGCGTTAGTTGGGAGGATTGTGCCTTCTAAACGATCACAAGCAAGGATGTATGTGCCAACAAAAGGGGTCAAAGCAGAAGTGCTTGCGTTAACAAATTGGATAGACAATACGTTAGCAGCAGAAACCCAAGTATTAGCTACTGTAATGCCAGTAGTTTGTGCGCCTGCAGAAGTTGCGCTAATTGCATCATTTACAGCTAGACCAGGAATAGTAAAGGTCTGAACGGCAGTAGAAGAAGCTGATACTGAAGTTGGGGTTAAGGATGGATAAACGAGGAAGTTATAAAGAATATTTCCACGTGCTGGAGTTGTTTGAAATGACATAGTTTTTCCTTTGCAAAGGGGGTGTGTTGTGAATCTACAACTATTTTACATTGTTTTCTAGACTTCTCAAGTAATTTCCCATGCTTCCTTTGTAAGATTTGTAACCTATGTGACCCATCTCCATTTCAAAGTCAGCCCAGACTTTTCCACCAATTTGACGGAATCTTTCGCAAAAGCTGAAATCCTCACTTAAACGATCACCAGGTATATCCAATGGATCAAAGAATGGCCAAAACTCTGAGCTTTCATTAGTGCTTCTTTGGGTGGTTTTGGGATAGGCTTTAATCATCTGTTCTACGCAATTACGGGTAATTTTCATAAAACCGCCAGGAAGTCCAGCCACTTCCATCAATCCTGTTTCTGAATCTGTTCTATATTCTTCTTTTAAGTCCATGCGAACAGGAAAAGCTACTTCTTCTGTCTTTTTAGGGTAAACACCACCTACAACATCTACTGGATATTCTACTAATTTGACCATATCGCCTTGTGTCCAAAAGACATCATCATCAATAAAAATGAGTTCATCAGCTATAGAACGATAAAAAGTGGCTACGATTGCTGCTCGACACGCTGCAATATCGCTATTTCCAACATCTTCGGCAATCATAAATTTATAGCCTTTTGAGAGCAATAAAATGACATCGCCCATTAAAGCTCGCATCGTTTGGACATGGACTTTGCCTGAATAGCAAGGAAGCCCGATCATAATTGTTTTCATTAATTCCCCTTAAATGTGAAAAACCCACCCTTTTTAGGGGGTGGGCTTCTACTTTACTACAAAATTACTGCTGTGGGCCTGATAAATCGTAGCCGTAAACATACACGTCAACTGTGCCTGAAACAGTAGCAGTAGCTACGTTTACATACAAAGTTTGTGCTGTTTGCGCCAAAGCAGGGTAACTTGCAGCAACTACATCAACATACGTTGTGCTGGTAAAGCTAGCAGGCAAAGTAGCGGTTGTGAGAATTGCAGCGGTTGTGTTGCCCTGTGATGGAGCATTGTAAATACCAAAATAAACGCTTGCTGGGCTAGAGATTGCAGAACCTGCGTTGTTTGCGTTAGCAATCAAAACAGTTGCTGGAACATAGCTAGAAGTGTTAATTACGTTAACTGCGGTATCAGTATCAGATGCTAGGCTTACACCCTTGCTTACTGCCAAAAGGCGCAGAGCTTGGTTTGTACCTAGATTCTGTGGATGAATCGAGTTAGTTACTGCTGGTCCTGGATTAGACATATAGTTTCCTTTCGTTATCCGTTAAATTAAGCTGCAACACGGCAAGCGAGTTCAGGATACAAGTTAGCCCAACCATACAGAACGTCTAAACGAGTAGGAATAGAATCGTTGTTAATGGTGTATTGACGAACTACACGCATTGACAGACCGATTTCCTTATCGCTTGCACGACCTGCAAAGTGAACACCCTCTGGCAACTCAAGGTCGGCTACTGCAAGAGTAAACGCATTGCGGTGCATGATGATGTTTTGTGGGGAAACAGTACCAGACTGGTTAAAGAAGGTAACAGCTTGTCCGCTTGCTGGAGAAGGAATAGATACGTTCTGGAACTGACCAGCGGTGATGATTGCTGGGGAAACGTTTACAGAAATAGTACCACCTGAGCCAGAAACAGCAGTATTAACTACAAAGTTACGCAACTTGTTTGAACCATAAGCTTGACGATTCTGTGGGTTAACTGCATAAACGCCAGCGATAGTGAATGTATCGCCTTGGTTCAAGCTAACGCCATTGGTCAAAGACAAAGTGATGGTGCTTGAAGAAGCCCAACCAGATGTCAAGAAACCAGTAGCGGTAGAAGTGTTAACAGTAGCAGAACCTGAGAAGTTACCGAAAGTATGGGATACGATGTTTTGATCCATCTTCCAGTTCATACCAGCAGAGTCACGACCCATCAAACCTTTGCGATACTGCTCGCCAATAGCTTCCTGTGGCACAAAGAGGCCTTTCAAGCTGTCAACGATAGTAGCTGAGGTAAATGGCTCAACTGTGCATGAACGACGACCATCACGTGGTGCGCCTTCAGCATCAAGGTAAGCAGCAGCGGTCAAGTAAGTGATCAAACCAGTTGGAGGCGTACCAGCAACACCAACGATGTTCGCTGTGTTGTTAGCAGCTTGCAAAGTACCATCACGGTCAATCTTGTTAGCGATAGCAGCTACAGCAGGCTTCAATACACGATCAGAGAACATATCCAAAGACAAAGCTAAGTCTTGGGTTGTGAACTGTGTGTCAACGTGAAACTGAGTTGACAAAGTCACAGGCACAGAAGTTTCATTGAAGTCTTCTACGTTTAGGGCTGGGCCAGTTGTACCAATGAAACGACCTGGTTTACGAACGTTAACTGTGTTACCGATCTTGCCACCCACGATTGCAAATTGGTCGTCATAATTTCTATCGACTTCGCTTGTAAATGTTAATTCGTTTTCCAAGACCATCAACGCTTCGTTGGTGATCTTAGAAATAGTTAGCAAATTATTTGCCATGATTATTTCCTTTATATATATTTAAATGGGTATCAGCGAATCCGTTTAGCCTGTCGTGCTGCTTTCCATTGGGCGTAAGTTCCATGAAATGCTCCATCTCCATCGATGAGAACATCTCCTGTACCTTTGCCAGCGGTGAGAGGCTTAATCGGTGCTGGTGCTTTAGTACGAGCAACAGGTTCGCTTTTCTCAACAGGAGCTTCTTTACGCTCATATTGACTTTCCAATTTCCCTAATTCTTTAAGAGCTTTAGCTA